TGGGGGCGGCGTCAGCGCCTCGAGCGCGTACAGCGCGATCGTCTCGGCGCAGATGCCGGCGATGTCCATCGGGACGGACTTCTCGCGCGACCATCCAGTGTTCTCGGCGTAGGTGCGGACAACCGCGCCGGGGATCGCCCGGTCGACGTCCGGCTGCGGGATGAGCGCGATGCCGCGGTCGCGGACGCGGTCGGAGAGCCGGCCGGTCGCGAGCGCGAACGCAGACCAGTCGATCGCGTGGACGATGAACTTCGTCATCTTCCCGTTGACTGGGAACTCGGCATCCTGCAACGGCTTGAGGAAGTCCGTCGCCGGGACGCCCTTCGACTGCACGGCGACCTCGAGGTGCCCGGACGTCTGCGCGAGTTCGATGAGCGCCGGGAGCACCCACGCCCATCCGGGGCGCTTCACGCGGATCGTGACGAACGGGGTGCCGTCCTCGAGCAGCACAGCGGCGGCGAGCCAGGTCGTCCGCCGGTTGTGCGACATGTCGATGCCCCACACGGTGCGGGCACCACGCGGGATCTTCGCGAGGACGTCAGCGGCGGCCTGATGTAGCTGCTTCCAGTCCTCGACCTCGATGAAGTTGTCGACCTTCGCAGTCACCCACTGGCCGAGAACCTCGATACGCTCGACGTTCTTCTCCTTGGCCTCCGCGGCGGCGCGCATAAGACCGGCGATCGTCATGCCGGGGAGGTACCCGGCAGACGGGTTCGCCTGAGCGAACGCCCGCGGGTCATCGAGGCGGGCATCCTGTTCCGCCGACCACTCGGCGATGAACCACTGCGTCTCCGGATCGTCGACACCCTCGTGCCCGATCTGGCGGACGTCGCGGAGCACCTTCGAGCGCCGGGTGCCGGCGTTCGAGAACGCGACGAGCAGCGAGTCGTACATCGCGTTCGCGGACTTCTCGATCGCCGACCAGCCGTCGTAGTCGTACTGCTCGCGGAGCTCGTCAAGAATCAGGCGGGCGGCGGACTGACCGCGGGCACCGTCGAAGGTGCGCGGCAGGTACGCGGCGCCCATGAGCGTCCGAAGCTCGGTCTCGCCGTTCGTGGTGCGCGGCGGGTAGGTGATCTCCTGCAAGTCGGGGACGCGATCGACCGCGATGCCGATCTTGATGTCATCCGGTGCACCCCAACGGCGCACCTGCTTCCACGGCTTCATGGCGATGTCGAGCTTCTGCGCGGCACCGACGACGACGAAGTTCTGTTCGGCGATCTGGTTCGGCCAACGGCCCGCGTCGACGTACAGCCAGTACGCGGCGAGCACGGCGGCGATGAGCGTCTTGCCGTTCTGGCGGCCGACGATCACGAGCGCCTTGCGGAAGCGGAGCAGCCCGAACGAGTCGAGCTCGAGCATGTGGATCAGGAGCCACTTCTGCCACGGGAACAGGTGGACCTTCAGCGTCTCCTCGGCGAACTCGATGACCTCGAATCCGCGGGAGGTGCGCGGGGTGAGCTCGCACAGCGGCTTCGTCCACACACGCGGCTCTGTGAACCCGTGCGTGATCTCCACCGCGCCTCCTACCCGGCCTGCGCCTTCTGCCGGAACGCGAGCACCTTGTTCGTCGGCTTCGCCGGCGCAGGCTTGATCGCCGGCCGCCCGGGCGCAGATGCCGCAGGCGCTTCACCCTCGGGCGTCAGGCCCAGGGCGTCGAGGTACTTCAGGAAGCTCGCGATCGAGACGTTGTCGTTCGCGGGCACGGACGGGCGACCACCACGCTCGGCGGCATCCTCGATCGCCCACTCGACGATGACGTCCCACGCGTCGATCTTCTTCGCGAGGGATCGAGCCGCGGCGACGACGGGAGCATGCTTCGCGCGCAGGTGCTTCGCGTTGCGCAGCCCGCGCTCGAGGGCTGCGGTCACGGATTCCTCAGCGAATGCGGTCATCGCGGTCACCTTTCCTCGCGTGCGCGCGTGCGCGACCCCCTATGAGGGTTATCGGGGAGAGAGGAACATCCTCCCGGCGGTGTGCCGCCCTCCCACCTCGAGGCTGGATTTTTCCACGAAGTGGAATCGGAGCCTCGAGGTAGGAGAGCGAAGGGTCAGTCAGGCGCGGTGGGGCCAGGCCCACTGGCCGTCTGCGTCACCCTGACGCGCGGACGTCACCCAGAGCGAGTCGTTGCCATCGAGGATCGCCTGACCATTCACGCCGTCGGGCCACACCCTCACGACGATGAGCGGCACGACATCGCCAGGCATGGGCACGTTCCCCCGACGGTGTGTCGGATCGGTCGCCCTCTCGGCAGTGATGATCGCGACGTCGGCAGGGCGGAGCTTGTAGAGGACGATGCGTCCTGGTGTGATCTGATCCATGCTGGCCTCCTGGCCTATCGGGTTGGACTTGCGAGGATGCGGGCGAGGATCTCCGGCCCGGTGATGAGACCGAGACCGCGGCGTTCGCCCCACACCCGCGTGGGATGCTTCGACGTCTTGGCGAACGGGATACCCGCGCGCTTACGCGCCTTCCGTGCTCGAGTGCTCATGACAGGCGCGTCCCGCGGTCTGTGACCACCTCGGGGCACCCGCTCGCGCTGACAATGGCACGGGCGTCGCGAAGGAACTCCTCGCGACGCCCGTCGTTCATGGCGCGGTAGGCATCCTCGGACACGAGGACGATGTCGGCACTCAGGCCCCGGAGGTTCGATGCCGCCGAGTGGAAGACGATGCGCCCGCGACCGCCGAGGTCGACGCGCTCCTCGCCGTTCCGCCTGCACACGCGGAACCCCGGCCACGCGCTGATGTCCGGGTGCTCGACGAAGCAGCGGATCGCGTCACCGATCTCCCATCGCCGCTCGGTGAGTACGATGACGCGCTTGCCCTTCGCGGCCTCGACGAACAGGCCGGCGGCCTCGAAGCGGTTCATCGCGCTCCCCCGCAGGTCGACGAGGCGATGTGGTTGTCGCCCTCACCGTGCTCGATGCGCAGGTTCGGATCGTTCGATGCGAGCTTGGCTCCGCAGTCCGAGCACGTCGCGATGTGCGCGGCGGTGACCTGTGCGGTCGGGAGCGACTCGAGCAGGTCGTCGGCGGCGCGCAGGAGTGCGGACGTGGCGGCGGCCTTGATCGCGTCGACGGGCGCGGCGTGGAACGTGACCAGACCGTGCCCCTCGTCCTCGAGCACCACGGGCACGGTGAAGTTCGCGACGACGGCGGGCATGCCGTCGCCGAGGCTGATCGACACCGTCCCGCCGATGGGAACCGCTGCGGTCATGATCACTCCGATCGGGTCTGTCCCGGCTCGCTCAGCCCGCGCGCGAGGTGGGTGCGCCGCGGCGAAGGCGAGCCGGAAGGCTTGGTCATCCCCACCACGCCGGCATGGGGTCGCCGAGGCCACGCTCGGCGTCGCCCTTGCCTCGGCTGCTGTTGCAGTCGAAGTGCGCGTGACGGAAGTTGTCGGGGTCGTTCTGCAGTTCAGGGAAGTCCTCAACCGGGTAGTAGTGATCGAGGGTGTGCGAGTCGGTCGTCGTTCCCGGCGCCTGCTCGTAGTCGATGCGGAGCGTGCAGATCCAGCACACCGAGAGGTGACGGGTCGCAGGGTCGGCGTCGAGGATCTTGCCCGACTCGTAGAACTCCGTGCGCTGGCGTTGAGCTTCTCGGGTGTGGACGCGCTTGCTCAACGCCTCCCCCTGTCGTGAGTCCGTACCGGTCGATAGAGTTCCGGCATGAGTCTGAAGTTCCGGGATTGCCGCGAGTGTGGTGAGTCTCACGCTCTTCGCCCGGATGGTCGCATGTCCATCCACACGACGAACTCCGGCGCCCGGTGCACCGAACCGACGGCCCAAGCCGCGGCGGAATCCGGCAAGGCTTTGCGGCCTTCGCGGACCGTTTCGCTCACACCACGCGCGGACGAGGATGATCCCGAGCTTCAGGCAGCGTTCGACGCATCCAATGCGCGGCGCCGCAAGGTTGACGATCGTGAACCAGGGCGACCAGACCGCAGAATCTACGCGACTACCGGCGTGAGGACAGTGCGCGGCGGTGTGCCAGGAGGCGGCAAGCGCCGCTGAGACCGTGCCCCGCCGCGCATCACCGCATCAGTGTGCGCATCATGCGACTTTCTCCGGCTGCTCTCTCTACGCTGACCCGTGGGTCACGTGAGGTCATGGCAGCGACGTCGCTCTGCAGCGGGATGTGAGCGCGTGGCGGCGGGGGCACAGCTGAACGAAAGAAGCCCCGCCGGATCGGCAGGGCTTCGGTCACAGTTCAAGTGCAAGCACAGCTTAACACGTTGAGATCGTCACACGGTGATCTATCGTTTGGAGCCTGGCAGCCCTCCTGAAACGGTCTTGCCTGGTGCAGCCCGATCACCGATGACGCTCGTAGAACGGCGCTCGCTAGCCGCGACTGGCGAGAGTGTCCGCTTCAACAGCGCTCGCGCCTCGACGGACTCGGGCTCGTCGTAGCGGTCGTACGGCACGGCCGCGAGCCCATCTGCGAACCATCCGATGGCGAGAAGCGATCCCGAGCACCGCACGCCGCCCCGTTGCGCATGATTCGGGATGCGGAAGCGCTCGTTCACCTTCATTGCTCGCCCACACACCGGGCACGGGAACTTCTCAAGGAGCCGCGCGATCTCCGCAACCACGGCACGATGCTTTTTGGCGAGCGCGAGCCGGAGCTTGTGCTCAGCGGCTGCGCGCTGTCGGTGCTCACGACCCATGAGGAGATCCTAGGTCCTCGGCCCCCGGGTGTCTCTGCTCAGACTCAGTCTGGTTCTGCACCAGCCCACTCATCTGCTTCTCGCTCAACCGCTCACGCGTAGCGAGCAGCTCATTGCGCCGGAACATGCGCGTCCGGATGCCAGCGATCACGAAGGTGCCCGCAACCTCGATCTCCTCGCGCTTGATCCATCGGCGCAGCGTCGAATCGCTGCCCGCGATGCGCACGGCATCCGCCCACCCGACGATCGGGTCGCCCCACTCCGGGATCGGCACCGCCTGATCGCGCACAGGGTCGAGGTGATCCTCGGGCGACCATGCGGGCTCGCCCTTCGTGCGACGCTCGACACCCCACTTCGCCATCGCATCAGCGACCGACCATGCCTGACGCTCCCCCTCGACCTCCGGGTGCACGTCGAGCACCACGGCGCCCAGCCACGTGATCACGTCATGGTCGTTCGAGTATTCCGACAGGGTCACGTACCACCACGAGTCGAGCTGCTCGAGCGCAGTGATCGCATCCAGATAGTCCGCATCCACCGGGGCCGGCGGCTCCACCGACGACGACCGACCGCCCGGCGCCTTGTCCGTCGGCGTCGCCTTCATCGGATCAGCCAGAGACCGCACCCGGGCTAGGAGATCCGGACCGTCGGCGAGCAGCGCACGCATCCGACCGAAGCACCGATCGCAGATCAGCGAACCGTCCCGGCACTCGCGCGGGGCGCATCCCCAACACGTGCCGCCGTCGTCCCCCCGACCATCGCACGCCGCGAAGTGCACTCCGCGCTGCTTGCACCCTCGGATGCACACGCGGTCATCCATCACGGTTCTCCTCGCTCGTCCAGAACGTGCCGTCCTCCCAGAAGCCGCGACGGATGAGCACTCGCTCCTCGCCACGCTCCGGATGCGTAGCCGTCCACCAGAGCGCCTGCCCGTCGTGGAAGTGGATCTCAACCCCGTCGGCAGACGACTCGTCCGACGCCCAGAGCAGCAGGTAGTCCTGGGGCTCGCCCCACTCGTACTCGATGAACGCCTCGGGGCTGCAGAACGGGCACGGCACATCACGCTCGCGGAAGTCGTCGTCGGCATCGCACAGCCCGATGCCCTGATATCCGTCCGCCCACGTCAGCACCGAGGCGCACACCGTGTCGGGATACGTCGCGCCGAACGCCGACCACGTGAGGTTGCCGGGGCACTCCTCCCGACCTGGCAAGAGCTCGACCTCGTTCTGCTCAGACATCGCGATCCTCCGGGTAGTTGCAGTTCAGGTGGTCATCGAGGGTCCAGCCGAACGGGACGACGTCGCCGCAGCTCGGGCACGTCCGCGACGGCTCGCACCCGCAGGCGCAGTCGACGAACTCGTCCGTGTCATCGGTGAGCGCCTCGTGGAGGCAATTGCCGTGCTTCCCATCCCGACACTCCGGGCACTTCACGCGCGGCGGGTCGGTGCACACGCAGTCGTCGAGCTCGTCGGGATCCTTCGACACCGAGATGATCCCCGAGCCCTTGCAGTGCGCACAGTCGGGGCGCGGCGGGAACTCAGAACGGAGTGTCATCACCGAAGCCCCCTGCCCACTCCCCCGCAGGCGGCTCAGACGTCGCCCACTGCTCCTCGACCGGGGCGGATGCCGCCGGCCGCTGCTGACCATCCGTGCGCGCCGCCCGGGTCACCTGTGCGGTCGCGTAGCGGAGGCTCGGGCCGATCTCGTCGACCTCCAACTCGATCGCCGTGCGCTGCACGCCCTCACGGTCCTGATAGGCACGCTGACGCAGGCGGCCGGTCGCGATGACCCGCATGCCCTTCGTCAGCGAACCGGCGACATGCTCGGCGAACTCACGCCAGCACGAGGCCCGGAGGAACAGGGCGTCGCCGTCCTTCCACTCCTGCGCGGTCCGGTCGAAGCTGCGCGGTGTCGACGCGATCGTGAAGCTCGCCACCGGCAGCCCGTTCTGCGTGAACCGCAGTTCAGGGTCGGCGGTCAGGTTCCCCACGACGGTGATGATCGTCTCGCCTGCCATGGTCAGTTCTCCTCGTGGTTCGTGTAGTCAGGGTGTTGGCCGGCCATGTGGCGGCGCAGATCCTGGAATGAGCGGTTGCAGCACGGGCACACCCCGGCTGCGATCCGGTTCTTGAGCCGGGTGTTCTGGCCCTTCTGCGCGCGCCGCTGATACTCGGTCATCTGCAGTTGGTCCCGGGTATGGGTGAGCGCGCCCTCGGTGAAGCGCAGGCGCTCACGGAGCATCTCGGCCTCGCTCTTCTGCCCATAGTTCATCGAGTGACCCGTCGGGCAGTAGAAGCTCTTGTGGTCATTGCGCCGCGCCTCCACGAACTGCGGCGTGACACCGAAATCCATGTGGCATGCGGGGCACTCGACGATCGTCAACGTGCCGGTGTAGGTCTGCGTGCTCATGCCGTCATCTCCTGTCCCGCGAGCATCCGCTCGCGCTCACCAGCGAGGAACGTCCTCAGCTGCTCCGTCTTCTCCTCGAACGCCCTCGCGAGCGTGTCCTTCACCGGGAGCGCACGGATGCGCTCCCTCAGCACGTGCCGGCGGCGCACTGGGTCGTTCTCGGCATCCTCGATGAACGCCGCGAACCACTCATCCGCGAGACGCCAGTCATCAGAACGTCGAGTCATCCCACACCTCCCCTGCTTCCTGGTTCTGCTCGTACTCGGTCATCTGCTCGCCATAGCGGGCCTCCTGAACCCAGCGATCGTGACGCCGGCGCGCGGTGCCGCAGGGACCGCAGTCCTTGAATCTTCCGGAGGGGTGATCGGGGCATCCGATAGGTGGGGCATCCATAAGCAGCGGTCGTTTCGGCGGCCGTGTCCGGGTCTCCTGCTCCTCCGCCCACGTCGCCCACTGACTCACCCGTTCGCCCTGCTCGGCACGCACCCGCGCACCCGCCCGCTCGCCCGCTCCCCCCACAGCCACGAATGTTCGCGAATGTTCGTGTGGCGGTTCCGGAGCATCCGACGACGCCAGTCGGGCGTCGACGCGCAGCGGGCGCCGCAACGCGATCCACTCCGAGCCCCGCTCCTGATAGATCGTCAGGAAGCCCGAGTCGGCGAGCATCAGCAGATGCTCGATCACGAGATCCGTCGCCGCCTGCCCCGGGTAGATCGCCGCGGCGATCAGCTCCGGCACCAGCTCGCACCGGCCCAGAGGGTCCGTCGCCGTCGTCCACAACCCGACCGCGGTCGGTTTCGCCTCGTGCGGTGCGCGCAGGTACCCCGGCCACCGCATATCCTCCGCGCTGATCCGCCGCTGCACGCTCCTCGTTGACACCCTGATCGCTTCCCTTCGCGAATCCCTCGAACACCAGATCGATCGCGAGCTGTAGGTGCTCGTCGTCGACCTCGAAACACTCCGTCCACCCGCGGCCCTGGAACAGGATCTGGCGGGCCTCGATCTCGGAGCGGAACGCCTGCGGGAACCAGCGCCGCAGGATCCGCAGCGCCTCCGTCTCCCACGACGCGTCCGTGCCCCGCGCGAGAACGACCACCTGGCCGCCCGAGATCGCCATCTCCTGCACGCGGGCGAACCGCCAGGCGCGGCCGACCTTCAGCACGTGACGGCCCTCGCCGCGCTCATCCGCCCAGACGACGACATACGTCATCGCGAACTTCGGCATCGCGCTCATGCGAGCGCCTCCTCGTCCACGAGCAGCTCGCGGATATTCCCGAGGAGCTCCATGACCTCAGCGTTCGTCCACTTCAGGTCAGGTCGGTTGTCTTCGTTCGCATAGACGGTCTGATCGATGAAGCCGATCGTCGCGTCGCGCTGCGCGTCGGCGCGGCCCTTTGACCCGGCCCAGTCGACGACGGATGCCGCGATATCGGCAATGCGGACGACGACGCCGATTGGATGAACATCCTCGTGCTCGACTCCGACACGGTCGGCCTGCCGCTTGATCGCCACGCACAGGTTCACGAGATCGCCGTAGTCGCTCATCGCATGCCTCCGAACAGCGCGTGTGCGCGCCACTTCATCCACTCGTCGCCGTACACCGCGCAACCCATCTCCATCGCGACCGCCGACGAGATCCGCACGCGCAGCATCCCCTCGAACCGGTACCAGGAGAACTCGTGCGGGAAGTACACCGGCACCCGGTCCGGCGAGGTCACCCACTTGCGGACCTTCCAGCCGTAAGCGAGCGCACGGTCCTGCAGCTCGCGCTCGCACGCCTCGTTGCAGACCAAACACAGAGTCAGGCCATCGACCGGCGACGGAACGAGCTTCGACCCGCCCATGCCCACAGCGCGGCGATGCTGGAACGACAGCCCCTCGACCGCCGCGCACGCTGCGCACCGGTAGCCGTCACGCAGGTAGACGCCGCGGCGCGTGGTCTCGGTCGGGCCGGTCATGCTGCCACCTCGCACCCCTGATTAGCCGCCGAATTCGCGCCTAGCGTTGGATCAGCGAGGCGAACCACGCCTCCAACTGAAGGAGTAGGAATGCCCCGATTCATCCGAACACCCGACGCAGGACTCAATGACCAGTCGCACTCTTGGCTGCACTCAGACGGGTCGATCACGCCTGCGACAGACGAAGAGATCGATCGCATCATCGGCGACGAGCCCACGCTCGGCTGATCCGTCCGCCCGGTCACGCCGCCACCGCCAACAGGAACTCAGCGACCGCGTGACCGAGGTCGCGCGCGGCGGGCGGCGTGACCGCGTTCCCGGCCTGCTTGACCTTGTCGCGCTTCGAGCCGAGCAGCAGGTAGTCACTGGCGAAGCCCATACCCGCCTGGATCTCGTGCGGCTCGAGCATCCGGAACCCGGCGTCATCGACGTCGAGGCTGATCGGCTCCGACGGCTCGATGAGCGACTGATGCCCGGCCGTCGTGAGCGCGCGGATCGGCTCGGTCACCGGCGTCGACATCTGCCCCTGATCGCCGCGAGCGGTGTTGTTCCGCATCACGAGCGCGTGGTGGTTGCCCTCCGCGCTGACCGTGTCGATCGGGTGCGATGCCGGCTTCGCGACGCCGTGATTCCGCAGGGGCACCAGCAGCCCGGTCTCGTTGCGTGTCGACTGCGTGCGCATCGGGTCGGCGACGGATGCCGCGCTCTTCCCCTCGCGCCCTTCGACGGGGATCAGCAGAGACGCGTGGTTGCCGCCTGCGACCAGCGACGGCAGCGCATCGGACACCGGCCGCGACCGGGAGTCGTCCGCGCCGCTGAGGTTGTTCACGATGAGCGCGTGGTTCGCGCCGTCTGCGACGACCGTCGGGAGCGCCTCGTCGAGCGTCTGGGTGCGCTCGCGCTGTCGGAACTGCGCGAGGAACGCGGGCGGCATCGCCAGCCCGTGCTCGGCGGAGCCCAACTGCACCGGGAGCGGTTCGTCGGTGCCGCCCACGCGCAGGTAGTTCGATCCCGTCGTGACGCCGTCGTACGTATTCCCGGCGGCCTTCGCGATGATCGGCGCCCAGTACCGTTCGATGCCGCGACGGATCCGCTCGCGCGTCTTCTCGGCGAGCGGCTTCGCCCGGTCTCCGATGCGCGGCGCGGGGAGCGACCAGTCGATGATCGACTCAGCGGCGAGCCAGCCCGGCTCGATGACATGGAAGCACTTCGGGCACCGGTAGAGGTACTGCGCCCGGTAGCGGCCCCACTGCTCGGCCTTCTTGAACGCCTGGACCGCCTGCACCTCGCCGTGCTCGGGGCACACCGCCATCGGGCGGGTCCACTTCCCGACGTTCGGGCCGGGCAGATCCTTCGTCGCGAGATCCTCCCGCCACATCACGATGTACATGCGGTCGCGGGACTGCGGCGCGGGGAGGCCGCCGATCTGCGCGTGCATGCTGTTCAGCCAGACGAACTGCATCCGGTAGCCGAGGGACTTCATCGCCATCTGCCACGCCTCGAACTGGTCCCACCGGTACGCGTCGACGACGTTCTCGAGGATGATCGCCATGTACCGGTGGTGCTCAGCGAACCGCGGGATGTCCCACATCGTCGCGCGTGACCGGTTCGCGGCCTCATCCGGGAGCGGGCGGGTGCCGTCGATCTCGAACAGCGCCTGATCCTGCTGACGCTGCCGCTTGATGCCCTTCGCGATCGAGTGGTTCGTGCACTCCGGCGACCCCCAGAGCACGTGAGTGCGCGGGAAGTACGCCGGGTTCACCTGCGAGATGTCCGCCTGCGAGTGATCCGTCTCGGGGTGATTCACCTGGTGCGACTCGATCGCGAGCGCCCAGTGATTCGCCGCGATGACGACGCGGTATCCGGCCTCGACAAGACCGCTGCTCGATCCGCCTGCACCGCAGAACAGGTCGGTGACGGTGAGCCCGTTCCACGGCACCTCCGGGTGCTTGTAGCCCGAGGCTGCATCCACGCTCATGCCGACACCTCCTCGTGCCAGAGGAAGTCTCCGAGAGGCCGGTTTGACCAGACGACCTCGACGACGTCGCGATCGATAGCGTTGTCCGATCTCGCCGAGATCTGGACCTGGTACCAGTCGGCGAACAGCTCGTCGTAGAGCTCGGAGGCGTAGCCTGAGAGCATCACGGTCGCAGCGCACGCGCGCAGCGATCCCGCCATGTCACGGTGGTCGCTCTCTGTCATCTCGTGCGTGTATCGCGCGCCCCGACGTGAGGAATGCACGTAGGGCGGATCGACGTACAGCAGGTTGTCCTCGTGCGCGCCGTACTTGTCGATCACCTCGAGCGCGGGACGGCACTCGAGCGAGACGTTCTGCAACCGCTCCGCGGCGGGAAGGAGCCGGCTCCGGTAGGCGCGCATATAGGTCGAGAACGATCCGTTCGTGCCGCGCGGATCGACGTAGAACCGCCATCCTGTTCGCTTCATCGTCCGCGAGCGTCCCTGAGTGAGAAGCACCCACACCTGACGAGCGAGCTCGAGGTCGGTCTCGCCGTCCAAAGCGGCCGCTCCTTCGAGCTCGGCACGGCTGTGTGGCGTGAACTCGGCGACGTGGAGCAGCTCCTCCGGGCTGTCGCGCAGCACACGCCAGAAAGTCATCAGGCGGCTGTCGAGGTCGTTGACCACTTCGATCTTCGACTCCGGCTTCGCGAGCAGAACCGACAGCGACCCGGCGTAAGGCTCGATGTATCCCATGTGCGAGGGCATCAACGCGACCAGCTGCTCCGCGATCTGCTGCTTCGCACCGAAGTACTGAACCGGCGACTTCATCGGACGTCCTCCTCATCGTTCGACGCGGAGGGCTGAATGACGGCGGTCGCCCGGAGCACACTCGACTCCCAGAAGTCGATGAGCACCGGGCCCGGGCGGCCCGTGGTCTCCGAGACCGTGTACGCGATCGTGGGGGTCTCGGTGTGCGCGGTCTGCAGGGCGCGGGCGTCGGCGATGAAGTCGAGCACCAGCGGCGACGGCTCGCCGACGGGCGCCATGCGGATGCCGTCGACGACGCGCGACGTGCTCGGGTATGCGTCCGCGATCAGCGGGGCGTCGAAGCGGGCCGAGGGTGCGTTGTCGTCGTCCCACTCGCGGTAGATCACCGACACCCAGCCGGCGTGCGGGCTGTCCTCGCGGATCGCGGGGACGGTGAACTCGAGGATCGCGACCGGTTCGATCAGCGAGTCCTTCTTCGGCACGAACGTGCGGACGTTCTTCTTCGCCCAGACGAGCGCGTCGTGCGGGATGACGACGTCGACCGGATCGATCGGCGCGCGCAGCGCGAGGTGCATCTGGTGGATGCGGTACTTGTCGGTGGCCTCGGCGATCGCCGAGAGCCCGTCGGCGGCGAGGTGCGCATGGCAGATGACGCCATACGCCTCGTTCGTCGCGGTCGCGGCGAGGAGTCCCTCGGCGAGCCACCGCATATCGGGCACCGAGATCTTCAGCTCACGGGTGACCGTGAGATCCTCGGCGTTGATCGTGATCGTGCTCATCGGTTCTCTCCTCCCACGCGCTTGGCGATCGACTGCAGCAGGGACACGTCCCGCTCGATCGCCTCGGCGAAGTCCTTCGCGTATTCGAATGCGAGCCAGGCGTCGTCGTGCGCGTCCATGGCGTCGATGAGACGCTGGTCGGTGCCGTACGCGAGCTCGCGGAGTTCGGTCATGGTGTAGCGGGGTCCGTACTCGTCGCGGAGCTTCTTCAGCGCCATGCCGAGTGCGACCTTCTTCGACCGCTCGGCGCGCTGCAGCTTGCGCCGGTAGTCGTCGAGGGCGGCGGGTGCCGAGAGGTTCTTCGCGCGGGCCATGGCGAGCGCACCGGCGATCTGCACCGGTGTCGGCGCCCACTGCGCGAGCAGCTCCTCGTCGAGCATCGCGATGTCCAGGGGGACGATGTCGAACCCGGGCGCGGTGTGCACGACCGTGCCCGTCATCGGGTCGGCGTGGATCGTGTCGTCGGTCATCGCTTCCCGCCCTTCTTGCGTGCGGCCTTGCGGCGCGCGGCACGGTTCCCGGCGGGCGCGAGGAAGTCGTTCGGCTGGGCAGGCTTCGCTTCGGTGCTGCGGATCGCGCCGGTCGCAGTGCGCGGTGCGGGCGCGACATCCGCGCCCGGTTCGTCGACCGGCTCCCAGGCGCCCGCCTCGATCTCGGCGAGCCGGGTCCGCAGGGCACGCTCGCGCGGCACCGTGACCGCGCGGGCCGTCTTCATCTCTGCGTGCAGCTCGTGCACGGCATCCGTGGTCGCGGCCGCCGCGATCTCGGCCTCCCATTCGCGCTGCAGCGCGGGTGCCATGGGCGCGTCGATCTGCTCGTCGGGTTCGCGGCGGTCGCCGATCGCGTCGCGGTAAGCGCGGCGCAGCACAGAGCGGTCGGCGTACGCGCCGAAAAGCTTCGTCGGCTTCGCCATCCACAGCGCACGCCAGGAGTCCTCGGCGGGCAGGGACTCCGCCCACACGACGTAGCGTTCAGTCGGGATGCCGTCGCGGAGCACGGTCGCGCGGGCGATCGCGGGCGGGTGCTCATCGATCCAGAACTTCACCCACGTCTCGCCGTCGGCCGAGAACTCGGTCGGGAGGATCTGCACGGTCGCGCCGGTGCTGATCGCGAGGCGCTCGTACTCGGCGAGGGTCTGCGCGACGTCGTCGATGTTCGGGGTGCTCATGGCTGGTCCTTCACGGGGATGAGTTCGAAGTCGTGGGAGTCGGTGGGCACGACGCGGTACCGGCCGCGCTCGAGGGGCTCGCCGTCGGCGAGGTGCTGGTGCACGTCGCAGTCGAAGAGGTCGCCGGTGAGGCGCTCGACGAGCGGATGCTGCAGGGTGAACGTGTCGCCCTCGGCGCGCACGATGTGATCGTGACCGTCGGTCAGGTCGACGAGCACGGCGATCGCGACCGCCGCGGAGTCCTTCGCGATCGCGGTGCGCTCCGCGGGTGAGATGTACTTCCGGTTCGCGGTGAGGTTCTTCCGCATGCCCTCGGCGAGCAGCGCCTCGATGACGTCGAGCTTGCTCATGACGCTGCACCCTTCGTCGCGGTGATCGTGAGACGCACCTGGTCGCGGTGGTACAGGGCCGCGGCGGCCTTCTCCGCGGCCTTCACCCGGGTGCGCATGTCGACGACCTCGGCGTACGACGCGGGCTCGGCATCCGCCCACGCGGCCTCGTCGAGCACCGGCAGCTTCGTGAGGGCGAACGCGGCCCGCTGACCGGCGCCCTTCGCGCCGCGCTCGTCGGCCTCGTCGAGCGCGTATGCGCGGATGATCTTGTCTGCGGCGGCCTCCGCGGCGGCGGCCGCGGTCTTCATCGCCCGGGCACGCGCCCAGTCAGCGAGGGCGTCGTCGACGTCGGCGGGCAGGTCGTCGATCTCCGGGGCGCCGGCCTCACGCCATGCCATGAACTTCTCCGCCTCGCCGATCAGCACTCCGATGCGGTGCTCGTCACGCGGCACCCACACGAAGCGGGGATCGTCGAGCGTCGGGGTTCCGTCCTCGCCCATGACCTCCCACACGTACAGCCACCAGTTCGTCTCGGTGACGGCCATGCCGATCTGCATCTGGTCGTAGTGCTCGGCGGGGATGTCGTCGCGGCCGCCCCACGTGTGGTCGTGGGACTTCACCTCGACACCGAACGGGCCGTGCGCCATGTCCCATCCGAGACCGTCCGGCGTCGCGAGCAGCCACGTCAGCTCGGGGTGGCCGATGAGCGCGATGTTCGCCGCGCACAGGGCGACGTTCTCCGACGCCCAGTCGATGAGGAAGTCCTCGCGCTCGTGGCCGCGGCGCGTGTGGGCGTTGCCCCGGAACGTCGCGCCGTTGAGCTTGTCGTCGAGGATCCGCAGCTGTGCGCCGCGACCGGCGTGCGCGATCGTGTGCGCCTCGGATGCGGTGACGCCGGCGGCGCGGGCGGCGCGGCCCTCGTCGGAGCCGAGCGAGTCCTCGGCGACGATGCGCAGCGGGCGGTCGATGATCTCGAGCATGGTCAATCCCTCCCAGGGGTGAACGCGGCGACGAAGATCGCCAGGCTGATGAGGACGGCGAGGTCCGCGCCGTTCCAGACGGGTGCGGCGGCGGGGATGCCGCAGGTGATCGCGAGGCCGACGCCCACGAGCAGCAGCACCCACCTCCATGGCGCGAGCGGCCAGATGCCGCGCCGCGCCGGGATCACGCGGATGCTGTCGGTGATGACGCTGACGTGCGTCGATGCCGTGCGCGGTTCGGGAACTTCCACCACATCTGCGGTGTCGTCGGTATCCTGTGTCTGAGGCATGTGCTTGCCTTTCTCTTGATGGGGCGTCCGGTGCAACGGACGCCCCTCTTCTCGTTGTGGGGGTCAGACGAGCGCGCCGAGGCGCACCCGAAGTCGTTCGATGCCGTGGATCGTGACGCGCACCTGCGGGGCATCGAGCACCAGCTCCCCTGTGCGGGGGTGGTGGTGAGACTGCGGCTTCTCCGCGAGATAGCCGGAGTCGACCGCGGACTGCTTCGCCTTCCACTTCCCGGCCGGGCTGCGGAAGATCCAGCCGAGGTCGGCGAGCTGCGCGAACAAGCGCTGGCGGCCGGTCTCGACGCCGGCACGGGCGAGGATCTTCGCAGCATCCGCGACCTCGTAATCCCCCGCGGCCGACGCGAGCTCGTCCCACGCCTCCGCGCGCGGCGTCAGCGCCTCGATCTCCTGATGCGCCTCAGCGATCGCGGTGTTCGCCTCGATCACCGCACGGGCGAGCAGCTGCTCCCGCGTCTCCGGCACGACGTACGAACCAGTGCGGCGGATGCTCGGCAGCACCTCGTGCGTCACCCACCGCTGGAACTGCTTGATCGCATCCCGATACGTCGGGGCCACCCGGCCGGACTGGCGCTGGATGATGACGCGGAACACGCCTCCCTCGGAGATCACGCGCATCATCTGCTCGCCGCCAGGGGTACGCACCAGATGCGTACCCGTCTCGTCCTCGTCGAGCGTGCGCACCATGTCGTGCGCATCGCGATAACCGAGCACCTCGGCGACGTCCGAGGCGACGAACCAGGGCTCGCCGTTGATCACGACAGTGCGGATGTCGCGGCCCTCGTACCGGAACACCTCGAGCGCGCTCATCGATCGCGCCCCACGCCGTCGAGGTGGTCAAGGCGAGACAGCCCGTTCGGGTGATCCTCGCCGATCTCCTGCGCGAGGTTGCCGAACATCGGTCGCCGCTTCGGTGCGTCCGGCGCGGCGGGGGGAACCGCACCGGACGCGGCACCCGGCGCGCCGAAGGAGGTCACACCGGGCGCGGCTCCTACGATCGGGGCAGAGTTCGCATGCGTTGCAGCGCATGCGGCACCGACCGAAGGAGAGACATGAACGCGCTGCCCAGCAACAGCAGCATCACCATCGACGGCATCACCATCACGTCGAACGCATCCGCGATTCTCATCTGGGAGCACGTCATCCGCCGGGCGATCAACGCCGGCCACTCCAAGTGGCTCCGCTTCCGCGACGGAGACGGCAATCGCGGCGTGCTGATCCACGCCAGGTCCGCGGTCTCTTCGTACATCAGCTACGCGGACGCGGTTGTCGATGGCGAGAATTTCCTGAGCGACGATCTTCCCGACTGGAACCTCGCATCCTGGGTCGACGAGTACATCGACCCGACCGATCGCCTGTGGTCGCTCATCCAGTCGATCGGCATTGACCAGCAGATCGCCGCGAGGAAAGCCGCCAGCGAACGCCCGGACTGACATCGGCTCGGTCGGGGCATCCGTCCCCGTGGTGCCCCGACCCGCCATGCCCGATTCCCCAGCGGACTTCCCGGCACCCCATCGACCGGAACCGTCCAGTGCGCGATCGCACAGCATCCACACGATCAACCCGGATACTCCGGCTGCCGTGATCCAGTCCATATGTCCGCCAGCGGTCCACCCGAAAGCGAACGCCGCAACGACCAGTCCAACCCACTTCGCGATGACGACGATGTGCTTCATGACTGCTCCCTCGTCGTGACGAGCGTCGAGCGCACGTAGGCGTCGACATCTGAGCGGGCGTACACGACCGTCTTCGCTGACGGCTTCGCGTAGCGCGGTCCCTTCCCTGCGTCGCGCATGCGCTGCAACAGCGTGACCGTCATCCCGGGGATGACCTCGCACACCTGAGCTGGCGAGAGCCATTCGGCGGGCGACACCGTGGCTCGGGTCTTCATCGGCGTCACGTTGCTCATGACGCCACCGCCAGAACTTCTCGCGTCGCACGGTTTAGCAGCTCGGTGTAGCTCAGGCCGAGGAACGCCGATGTGATGATCAGTTCCACCGTGTTGAACGGCGTCTCACCGTTCAGGCGGCGTCCCACCGTTCCCTGTGATAGACCAAGCGCTCCGGCGAGATCGGTCGCAGAAAGCCGCTTCCTTGCCAGTTCGGCGCGAACTTCATCCGCGAGGTTTCGTACAACCGCCGCGGCACGCTGCTCGACTGCTTGAATTTCCATGCAGTTAACGTCGCATGAAGATCCATGCACTGTCAACTTTCACAGACAACTTGTGCAAAATTCATGCAGACGACAGAATGGTGCCCGTGTCAGAAATTGAGTTCGCAGAACGGTTCGCCGATGCCCTCGTCTCCGAGATCAAGGCCGAGATGGGGCGACAGTCTCTCTCCTCGCGCGCTCTCGGCCGCCTGATCGGGAAGTCCTCCCAGTACATGTCCGACCGCCTCGACGGCGGAAACGTCAAGACCGGACGACGCGTCACACTGAACATCTGGGATCTCGCGGCGATCTCGGGCGCGCTCGGTCTCACTGAGGTGGAGCTCATCAGCCGCGCTGAAGCCGTCGCCAACGGTAGCGACAACGTGATCACCGGAAAGTTCGGTGTCGGTGCTACCACGGAAGATAGGCGAGCGGTCGCGAAGAAGAAGTCGCGCGACCCCGGAGGGGATGAGGGGGACTTCTGATGCAGTCCAAGATTCTGAAGCTGTACGAGATGCTCGATGCTCTCGGCGTGAGCGTGGAGTTCGTCGACCTGCCGCCTGACGATGACGGCGAGTACGACCACGACACACGCGTGCTGAAGGTCCAGCATGATCTGCTATTTCGTCGGTACGTCAGCACTCTCGCGCACGAGACGTGCCACGCCATCTACGGGGATGTGAAATCGAAGTTCGGCCCGGTGAACGCCAAGCAGGAGCGCCGCGCGGACGAGTGGGCGGCTCTGTTCCTGATCGGACTCGACGACTACCGGCGGGAGGAAGGCCGACACGATGGGCATGTCGATGCGATGGCGATCGCGCTCAACGTCACTGTCGACCTCATCGACGCGTTCCGCCGGATCCTGCTGCGCGTCGGAGACACCGTGTATGTCGCCCCGAAGATGGGCGCCGGCGAGTTCCACGCCCGCGTCGAGGTCGCGTGATGGCGGGTTCCATCACGGCGTACGAGACCGCCGCGGGGAAGCGCTACAGGGTCCGCTACCGCAAGCCCGACAAGTCCCAGACCGACAAGCGCGGATTCCGCACGAAGAAGGAAGCCGAGCTCTTCCTCGCCGACGTCACCATCTCGAAAGCCAAGGGCGAGTACATCGACCCCATCGAGAGCCGCAAGACGCTCGGCGCGTTCGAATCGAAATGGCGGGCCGAGCGACTGGCACCGCTGAAGCCCTCATCCCGGCATGCGATGGACACCGCCTGGCGCGTCCACGTGCAGCCGAAGTGGGGCACACGCACGATCTCGACGATCAAGCAGTCCGAGATCGCCGAGTGGGTCGCCGAGCTCAACAAGACGAAGAAGCCGCAGACCGTCCGACGAATCGTGTTCGTCCTCTCAGGCGTGCTCGCGATCGCCGCGCGCGAGAAGGCGATCCCGCGAAATCCTGCAGCCGGAGTCGCGCTACCCGCAAAACGACCGAAGGCGCCACGGTACCTCTCGCACGCTCAGGTGGCCGCGCTCGTCGAACACGCCGGCGACCATGCTCTCCTGCTCGACTTCCTCGCCTACTCGGGCCTCCGGTGGGGTGAAGCCGTCGCCCTGCGAGTCCGACACCTGAATATGCTGCGAAAGCGCGTCAACGTCGAAGACAACGCCGTGATCGTGAAGGGCGTCTATGAGATTGGCACACCCAAGTCGGGTCAGTCTCGCGTCGTGCCTATGCCTCCGCACCTGGTGAAGCAGATCGCGAAGGCGTGCGAAGGGAAGGGTCCAGACGGTTTCGTGTTCGGCGATGGCATCGTGGCGATGCCGCACCCGCACGCGACCAGCGGGTGGTTCGCGCGCGCCGTGAAAGCTGCGCAGGCCGTCGACAACTCGATCCCGACCGTTACGCCCCACGACCTCCGCCACACGGCAGCGTCCCTCGCGGTGTCGTCGGGCGCGAACGTGAAAGTCGTGCAGCGGATGCTCGGTCATGCGTCCGCTGCGATGACCCTCGACGTCTATGCCGACCTCTTCGACGGAGATCTCGACGCCGTCGCGCAGGCGATGAGCGCCGCACGGAAGGCAGCCATCTCCTAGCAAGTGTGGGCAAAACGTGGGCAGACATAGAGAAGACCCCCGGCGAACCGCTCGAGATGAGCGATCCGCCGGGGGTCTTTCCGTTTCGAGAATTGCGCCTCTGACCAGCTATTTCTAGAAGTCCCAGTCGTCGTCTTCCGTGGCCTCGGCCTTGCCGATCACGTACGACGAGCCCGACCCCGAGAAGAAGTCGTGGTTCTCGTCGGCGTTCGGCGAGAGCGCCGACAGGATCGCCGGGTTCACGTTGGTGACCGTCGACGGGAACATCGCCTCGTAGCCGAGGTTCATCAGAGCCTTGTTGGCGTTGTAGTGCAGGAACTTCTTGACGTCCTCGGTGAGGCCGACGCCGTCGTAGAGGTCCTGCGTGTACTGCACCTCGTTCTCGTACAGTTCGTACAGCAGCGAGAAGGTGTAGTCCTTCAGCTCGTCGCGCTTGGCCTGGTCGAGAGTCTCGAGCCCGCGCTGGAACTTGTAGCCGATGTAGTAGCCGTGCACAGCCTCATCGCGGATGATGAGGCGGATGAGGTCGGCGGTGTTGGTGAGCTTGGCGCGGCTCGACCAGTGCATCGGCAGGTAGAAGCCCGAGTAGAACAGGAAGCTCTCCAGCAGGGTCGAGGCGACCTTGCGCTTGAGCGGCTCGTCTCCGCGGTAGTAGTCCATGACGATCTGAGCCTTCTTCTGAAGGTTCGGGTTCTCCACGGACCAGCGGAACGCCTCGTCGATCTCCTTGGTCGAGCACAGCGTCGAGAAGATCGACGAGTAGCTCTTCGCGTGCACCGACTCCATGAACGCGATGTTCGTGTAGACCGCCTCCTCGTGCGGGGTGATCGCATCGGGGATGAGCGACACGGCGCCGACGGTTCCCTGGATGGTGTCGAGGAGCGTCAGGCCCGTGAACACGCGCATCGTGAGCGTCTGCTCGTCAGGGGTGAGCGTGTTCCACGACTGGATGTCGTTCGACAGCGGCACCTTCTCGGGCAGCCAGAAGTTGTTCACCAGACGGTTCCAGACCTCGAGGTCCTTGTCGTCCTGAATGCGGTTCCAGTTGATCGCCTGCACGCTGTCGACCAGCTTGAGGGGTTCGTGAGGTGTCATTCTTCGTCGTTTCTCGGGGAGGGAAAGGTCACAGCATGCAGGAGACGCACTCGGTCATGTCGGTGCCCTCCAGTGCCAGCTGACGCAGACGGATGTAGTAGATCGTCTTGATGCCCTTGCGCCATGCGTAGATCTGCGCCTTGTTGATGTCGCGCGTGGTGGCGGTGTCCTTGAAGAACAGCGTCAGCGACAGGCCCTGGTCGACGTGCTGCGTCGCCGCGGCATAGGTGTCGATGACCTTCTCGTAGCCGATCTCGTACGCGTCCTGGTAGTACTCCAGGTTGTCGTTCGTCATGAACGCCGCCGGGTAGTAGACGCGGCCGAGCTTGCCTTCCTTGCGGATCTCGATCTTCGACGCGATCGGGTGAATCGACGACGTCGAGTTGTTGATGTACGAGATCGAGCCGGTCGGGGGGACCGCCTGCAGGTTCTGGTTGTAGATGCCGTGCTTCTGGACGGACTCCTTCAGCTCGACCCAGTCGGCCTGCGTCGGGATGAAGTGACCGGCGAACATCTCCTTGACCTTGTCGGTCGCGGGAGCCCACTCCTGCTCGATGTACTTGTCGAAGAACGCACCCGACGCGTAGGTGGAGTCCTCGAAGCCGTCGAAGGCCACTCCGCGCTCGATCGCGAGCTTGTTCGACGCGCGCAGCGCGTGGAACAGCACGGTGTAGAAGTAGATGTTCGTGAAGTCGATGCCCTCTTCGGAGCCGTAGTAGACGTGCTCGCGAGCGAGGTAGCCGTGCAGGTTCATCTGGCCGAGGCCGATCGCGTGCGAGCGGTCGTTGCCGTCCTCGATCGACCGCACCGACGAGATGTGGCTCTGGTTGCTCACCGCGGTGAGTCCGCGGATCGCCGTCTCGACCGTGGCGCCCAGGTTCCCGCCGTCCATCGCCAGCGCGATGTTCATCGAGCCGAGGTTGCAGGAGATGTCCTTGCCGATCTCCTTGTACGAGAGGTCCTCGTTGTACGTGGTCGGCGTGTTCACCTGCAGGATCTCGCTGCAGAGGTTGGACATGTTGATGCGGCCCTTGATCGGGTTGGCCTTGTTCACCGTGTCCTCGAACATGATGTACGGGTAGCCCGACTCGAACTGGATCTCGGCGATGGTCTGGAAGAACTCGCGCGCGTTGATCTTGGTCTTCTTGATGCGCGGGTCGTCGACCATCTCGCGGTACTTCTCGGTGACCGAGATGTCGCCGAACGGCACGCCGTAGACCTTCTCGACGTCGTACGGCGAGAACAGGTACATGTCCTCGTCGTTCTTGGCGAGCTCGAACGTGATGTCAGGCACCACGACGCCCAGCGACAGGGTCTTGATGCGGATCTTCTCGTCGGCGTTCTCGCGCTTGGTATCGAGGAAGCGCATGATGTCGGGGTGGTGGGCGTTGAGGTACACCGCGCCGGCGCCCTGACGCGCACCCAGCTGGTTCGCGTAGCTGAAGCTGTCTTCGAGCAGCTTCATCACGGGGATGATGCCGCTGGACTGGTTCTCGATCTGCTTGATCGGAGCGCCCGACTCGCGGATGTTCGACAGCAGCAGGGCCACGCCGCCGCCGCGCTTGGAGAGCTGCAGGGCGGAGTTGATGCCGCGGGCGATCGACTCCATGTTGTCTTCGATGCGCAGGAGGAAGCAGCTGACGAGCTCGCCGCGCTGCGCCTTGCCTGCGTTGAGGAAGGTCGGCGTCGCGGGCTGGAAGCGACCGGAGATGATCTCGTCGACGAGGTTGATCGCGACCTGCTCATCGCCATCGGCGAGCGCCAGGGCGGTCATCACGACGCGGTCCTCGAAGCGCTCCAGGTAGCGCTTGCCGTCGAAGGTCTTCAGCGTGTAGCTGGTGTAGTACTTGAACGCGCCGAGGAAGGTCTCGAAGCGGAACTTCTTCGAGTACGCCAGGTCGTTGAGCTTCTGGATGAAGTCGAACGAGTACTTCTCGAGGACGGCGCCCTCGTAGTACTCCTTCTCGACGAGGTAGTCCAGGCGCTCCTTGAGCGAGTGGAAGAACACCGTGTTCTGGTTCACGTGCTGCAGGAAGTACTCCCGCGCCGCCCGCTTGTCTGCGTCGAACTGGATCTTGCCGTTCGCGTCGTACAGGTTGAGCATCGCGTTGAGGGCGTGATAATCCATGCCTTCGTACGCGGGGTTCGCCTTGAACGCCACCGTCTCGGTCACTGAAGCTGCCACCGTCTTTCCAATCCGTCGGTCACGCGATCGACATCGTCCTGTGTGCCGAAGATCTCGAGCCGATACAAGTGAGGCACGTGGCACTTGCGGCTGATGATGTCACCGGCGAGACAGAACGACTCGCCGAAGTTGGTGTTGCCCGCGGAGATGACCCCGCGGATGTGACGCCGGTTGTTCTCGTCGTTGAGGAACCGGATCACCTGCTTGGGCACGGCGCCGCGTTCGACACCGCGCCCCTCACCCCCGCCATAGGTGGGAGTGACGAGCACGAAGGGCTCGTCTATGACGAGGGGCCCTTCTTGAGAGTGGAGCGGGATGCGACGGGCGGGAAGCCCGAGCTTCTCGACGAAGCGCGCCGTGTTGCCCGACACGCTCGAGAAGTAGACCAGGAGCGGCGCTGCGGTCGCGACCGCGCTCAT